CTTCCGCGTCGCCCAGCACGTCCGCGCGCCGCCCGCCAATCACCCGGTCGCGGTAGTTCTGGTAGTGCGGCGCCACCGCCGCCGCTCCCGCGCCTACCGCGCCCAGCACGCCCAGCAATGGCAGAACCATGTCGCCCTCCTAGAAAAGACCGCCAAGCCCGAGATTGAACCCCGCGCTCTTGCCGCTGCTCGACACCGCCGAGCCGGAACTCCCCGACGCCTGCGTCCGCTGCAGGATCGTCGGCGACCCGAGAATGCCCGAGAGCTGCGCCAGCACGTCGAGCCCCGCCGTCTGCGGCGCCAGGCGGCTCTGCAGCAGCCCCTGCGTCACGCCCGGCAGGATGCCCGCCGCGGCCGTCGCGTTCTGATTGGCGCGCGCCACGATGTCGCCCACGCCCTCCGTGTACGCCGATGCCAGCTGACCCGCCGCCACGCCTTGCGCCACGCCCTGACGCCCGCCGCCCAGACCGCCGGCAAGGATCGCATCGCTCGTCAGCTGCGGATTGATTTCTTCACGAAACAGCCGCCCGAGACCGCTCTGCAGGCTCGAGGTCTGCGCGTCGATCTGCGCCTGGGGATTGGTCATCGCGCCGAGATTGCTCACCGCGCCTTGCAGCGCCGGATTGGCGAATGCGCCCGCCTGCGCCGCCGCCGTCTGCTGCGCGAACGGATTGGTGAACCCGGATGACAACCCGTAAAGCCCCCGCAGAAACGGCGACTGGCTCGGATCGACGAAGCTCTGGCTCGCCGACTGGTTCTGGCTCTGTTGCGTCGAACTCGATTTTTGTTTGGAACTGTTCCCGCCAATGCTCATGGCTGCCACCCTTTCGATCTGAGAAACCGCGCCCAGCCCGGCCGGCCGCTCCACCGCCACGATCGCACGCCGCGCGCCGCCATGTCACGCTCCATGCAACGCACGAACCACGCCATCTCGTCCGCGTTCCACCGCCCGTAGACATGGCCCACAGTGCAGACGTCGCCCTCGAACACCCAGCTCGCGTGCATGTCCTCTCCCATCGCGAGCCCCGCGGACCCTTCGCGCAGCCACCGCAGAAGGTCCGTCGCGCGCCACGGAGACTTGCCGCGCACCATCGCGACGTCGATCTCGTCCGCCCAGCTCCGCGCCGCGATCTCGCCGCTCACGGGCCCGCCTCCAGCGTCTCCAGCCGCCGCGTCAGCTGCTCGAGCACGATTTGCAGCTCGACGAACTGCCGATGCGTCGTCACGCTCTGGTCCGCCAGCGGCGCGGCCACGAACACGCTCGACGCCGCCGCCGTCCGCTCGATGTCGGCCGAGTTTCGCAATATGCGCCGCGTCTCACTCATCAGAACGCCCCCAACGGCCTGTACTCGAGATCGATTGACCCCATGCGCCACGGCGCCCCGCCGTTCGACACAACCTCGAGCGACAGGAACCGGCCCTGGACAAACACGTCGAGCGGCACGCCCTGGCCGATCGTGAACGGCAGCACCTTCGACAACGCGATCGGCCCGCCTGTCGTCTCCTGTCCGCCGATGCGCAGCTCGAGCACGTCGCCCGTGCGCCCGATCACCTTCGGCCACACGCGCGCGACCATCTTCCGCGCCTGCGGACCACCGAAGGCAAGGCCGCTTTTCTGCATGAAAGCCTGTACCGGACCGTCGTAAAAATCCCGGCTCGATCGATCGCTGAGCAGCAGGAACCCGAACGCCCCGCCGATCAGGACGTCGTCGACCGACGACGCCGCCAGCACCTCGTTCCACCGCGTCACATCGTCGTCCCAGGCCTCATCATCGCCATCCCAGGTGTTGAGCTCGCCCACATCGAGCAGCGCCTGCCCGCGCGCCGCGCAGAGCGTGTCCGGCACGTCGCGAAACCCTATGTCTCCGGACTCGAAATCGAACAGCAACGCCTTGTTGCCGATCTCGCTGGCAGCATTCGGATAGATCACGATCCCCAGCTTTTCACGCATCAGCGTCGTTGCGCTGAACGTAGCCGGAAATCGGCTCGTGAAGTCCGCGTAAAACGTCCGCTGCGCCCGGCCCTCCAGCACCGACGACACCTGCACCCCGTCCGTCAGCATCACGTCGCCATCGTCGGCCACGAACAGGTGCCGGTCGTTCGGTCCGGCCGTCACCGCGTTCGTCGCCGCGATCCCGTGGCTCTGGAACCGCTTACGCGCGACGAACACCGCATTCCCGCCGGTAAAGGTCAGCGACCAGATACCCTCGCCCTTGTAGATCAGCAGATCGTCGCGCAGCGTCAGGGCATCGCGGCAGGCCGTCGTTGCCGGAGGCAGATCGATGAAGCCGGCAAGATTGTCGGCCGACGGCTGCCATTCCTGCGGCACCGTGCCCGCCTCGGCCGCGTCCGACCACCGGACCCGCAAACCGCTGCCGTTGCCCTCGCTCAGCATCCCGACCGCGAACAGGAACGACTTGTGCGCACGCAGTGCGTTGCACCGCCCGCCGGCCGGCCAGTCCGGCAACGGCTGCGCCCGTTCCGCGACGTTGCCCGTCCAGTACACCGGATCGCGATCGCTCGCGTTGATAAAGCCAATGCCGTTCAGAACGCACGCCGTCCAGGTCGTATCGATGCCACCCGCACCCGACCACCCGGCGTCCGGCGTCACGTCAAATTCGTCGGTGCCATCATGGGCATGGATGCCATCTTCGGTCGCGTAGAGCCACACGCCCTGCCCCAGCGGGCGCAGAAACACCGCGACGCGCGGCACCTTGGCAGTCGGGAGCGTCGGAGCGTCCCCGCTCACGCGAATCGTCTCCCCGTTCTGGAAAACCACGTTACGCGCGTCGTTCCACACGTCGTTCGGCGCGTCCTGCGGTATCAGGTCCGGCGCCACCGACGAGAGTTTCAGCGTCTCGCGCGTGTAGGGCTGCGTCACGAAACCTCTGCCTCCAACTGCGTGATCCTGTCCGACAACCGCTGCACCGTGTCCGATAACTGCTGCACTGCACGGATCAGGTAAGGCACTGCCGCCCCGTTATGCACCGTGCGCAGATCGTCGAGGCCGCGCTGCTCGTCCTTCATCTGTGCAACGGCTTCGGGGATCAATTGCTCGATCTGCTGCGCGACGATGCCGGCATTGACGTGTCGATCTGCTTGCAGCGCTTGTGCACGAGACCGACCACCGAACGAGTCACCTGTCAGCGTCGCCATATAGTCTTCGGTGTAATCGAACTCGACAATCTCGACTTGGTTCAGCACCTCGAGCGCGTCGATGCGTGTCGGTGCAACATTCTCCTTGATGCGCGCGTCCGAAGCTCCATCGACGAAAATCGCCCAAATGTTGCCGCTGTTGTCGACCACGTTCAGTCGCACATTGGTCGGCCCACCGGGAATGTTGCTCAGAATGTCGAGCCGCTGTGCGTTGATTGCCGTCGCTGCAAAAGCCAATGGGCCGGCGTTGTTGAACTGCCACGCCAACGTGTTCACGCCGCTCACGAACGCAAAGTCGAACTGCACTTCACCAGTGTTGCGCGTCTTGATCCGTGCAGCGGAACCAGGGCCATTGCCGAAGATAACATCGTTGACCGTCAGTTGGCCCGTCATCGTGTCGCCATTGCGGTTCACATACCGTGCATCGCCGTCTGCGACACGCACGACGCTATCACCCCTATCGAGTGTTGGCGAGAACGAGAAAAACGTGTCGACGCCGTCAACTCTCGCCTGAATGAACGCCCGGTTCTGCCCGGGATCGTGAAACAGTTGCGCAAGGTTGTCGTCGTCGGAGCGCACCTCGAACCCTGCTGCATCAATCAGCCCCTGCACCGTGCCGCCCAGCGCCTTCGACAGTGCATCGTTCTGCATCACGCTCTTGATCAACCGCAGATGATCGTCGCCTTGCGATTTGGGATCGCTGCCCAGCGGCCAGAGCGCATTCAGCTCCGCGATCGTCGTTGCTGTCTCAAGTCCCATCGTCCACTCCTTCGCGAACCGCCACCGGCGTCACGTTGTCCAGCGACCATCTGAACTGGATGTCGCTCATGGCGTATTCGAACAGGTATCGCTCGCGGCCAAGCCCTGAGTCGTCCTGCGCCAGCTCGTGCAGATGCATCAGTCCGGCATGGTGCAGCGCCCGGCCCGCATAGGCCAGCAGCGCGTCGTCGTCCGCAAACGGCAGATCGCCGCGCATCCATCCTTCCCGCACGCGCGCCACCGCCAGGCGGAACACGTCTTCGAGGTCCGCCTGGACGTCCTGCCGGTGCATGAACCGCAACATCACCGCGTCCCACTCCGCCCGCGTCATCCCGACCACCGCGCACGCGCGCCGCGCGTGTCGATATGCGTGAAGGAAGCATAACGCCCCAGCCCGCCCTGCCAGTCGCGATCCAGCATCGCGAACACTTCGGGCGCCGGCACGCCCCGAACCACGAAGTCCGCCGCCTTGCCGAACCGGTGCTGACTGTTCGGGGCGCCGCCAACGTTCGCGTTATGCACGCGGCACCGATACCCGGAATTGATGATGACCGGGACGCCGTAATGCGACCGGATCGCCTGGAGCGTCGCGATCAGCTCGCCGTCCATTCCGCCCGGCGGCAGCGCCCCGCAATGATTGCACGCAAACTCGGCCTCGCGGAAATTCGGCGCGACGTATCCCGGCGGCAATGTCGCCGCGTCGGAATACGTCACGTCCGGGTCATATCCCTCGGTAATCGCCCACGCCTCGAGGTTCACCAAGTCAACCATTACCATCTCCCCCGTGGCGTCCCGCAATGTAGCCCGCAAGAGACCCCACGATCACGTTTATGATCTGCACCCAGTATTGAAACCGCTCTGCATCGAGCTTCTCGTCGCGCGCGGCCACGTCCTCGGCCGACACCAGCAGCAGGATCGCCGGCGAATAGCTCAGCAGCACCGCCACCAAGCCCAGCGCCAAGACAACCGCCACCGTATCGCGTGTGCCCATCGCTCATGGCTTTCGCGGCGGAACCACGACGCCGCCCTTGCGCGGAACCACGCGGCCAACCGGCCGGCGCGGGATCATCGTCAGCCGCGCCATCAGAACGGCGCTCCAGGCACGCCGCCATAGCCCAATTCCACAAGCCTGCCATGGATCGCGTTCTTGCTCGACGCCGAGAGCTGCACACTGCCCGCCACCGCGGCCGGCGTGATCCACACGTCCGCCGGCGGATCGTCATCGACGTTGAAGCCCACACGTGCCGTGCCGTTGCGCGCGCGGCCGATGTAGAACGCGACCCCGTCGCCCGCATCGAACGGCCCGCTTCGATCCCGGATCGGATCGATGCTCGCATCCGGCTGCGCCGCTTCCGCCACCGCCCGAGCGCGACGAACGTCGTACGCATAATCTTCGCCCAGATCGAGGTTCAGCTTGCCGACCATCGCTCAGCGCCTCCTGTAAGGCGCCAGCGCGCCGCCCAGCACCTCGGCCTCGATCGCCGCGCTGCGTTCCTTGCGATCGCGGCTTTCCAGCGCCGGATTATCGCGCGCCAGCCGATCCCAATCCGCGCGCGGCACGCTCACGCCCTCGTTGAACGGGCTGGACGACAGGCCGCGCCTGCCGCCCGTGCCCTTCGCCAGGTATGGCGCTGCCAGCTTCGCCACGATCAGCCCTGCGTAACCGGGGACGTCGGATCGAGATCGAGCAGCACCCGGTGCGCGTCCGGTTCCAGCACCTTGAGCGTCGTCTTCACGCTCATCAGCCGCTTGTCGCTGAGGCCCGTCTTCGCCAGCGGCTCAACCACATAGCCGCGCAGCCGCGACGCCCGCGCGTAAGCCGGATCCAGAAGAAAGCCCGCCGCCGCCTCCTCGCCGCCGTCGTCCAGGTACGTCCGTTGAATGCGGTTCGCCACCATGTCGAGCGTGACCCCGAAATCCGTAAGAAACACGTTCACGGACCCCATGGCCGTCGCCGGCCCTTCCTGCCGCGTCTCGGCCGTCAGCGTCGCGATCCGGCTCGAGCTGGTGAACATGTATTCCGACAGGCGCCGGATCACCGCCGGCACCGACATGAACAGCGACGGATCGGCTCCGTCCTCCCACGCCGCCTGCGCGGCGTCGCGCACCATCGTCTCCGTCAGGCCCGTCCGGGCGCCCGGCGTGATCGCTGTCCACTGTCCCGCCGCGAACCCGCCGCCCGTGGCGGCAGACCCCGTGTCGAACTGCGTCGCCATTGCCGCGAGGCCCGCCGGGATGCCCGGCACCGTGTCGCCGTCGTCCGACTGGTTGCCCTGCAGCCCGAGCAGGTTCGCTTCTTCATTCCGCCGCAGTTCGCGCTGCCGCATCATGACTTGGTAGCTCAGCTCGTCCCCGCGGCCGATCGTGTTGACCGCCCGCGCCGAGCTCGAGACCTGCACTTCTTTCGTGAGAATGCCGATCGTGTTCCCGATCCGCCGCCCACCCCGCGCGTCGTTGCGATCGCTGTCCGAGCCCTCGACAACCCAATTGCCGGTCTCCGGATCGCCGAGACGATCGGTCGTCCACTCGGTGTAGGTGTTATCGGTCGTGTCCGCGCCGATCGCGTCCATCAGCGGCAACGGAATGCGCGAGATATCGAATATCTGCTCCATCACGTCTTCGCGGATCAACCCGCCGTCATCGATCCCCTTGAGGTCCGTCGTCTGCCAGAAGTCAGCAGGAGTCGCCATTTTCTCAGCCTTTCAGCAGGGCCGAGACGCCGGCCACCTTGTCGGCTTCCGTGCCGCGTCTCGCCCGTTCCACTATTTTCGCATTCGAGCTGGCAGGCGCACCACGCCCCGCGGCTTTCGCCCGCGGCGGTTTCCGGTCAGGCTTGTAATCCTCGAGCGCCTTGAGCCGCTTCTTCGCGCGGATCAGGTCGCGCAGCACCAGCGCCTGCCGATGATCGCCGATCGCGATCTCCTGCGGCCGGTAGCCATACTGCGCCAGCGTCTCCACCACGTCCTCGCGAAACCTGTTCAGCTGCGTCTCGTCCTGCAATTCCGGCGCCACCTGCAGCAGCATCCGCTGCTCTCGCGCATTGGTCTCGTCGAGATGCGCCGCAAGCTGCTGGCGTGCGTCTTCGGGGATCACTTGTCCAAGCTGGTCTCCCAGCTGCGCCCACAGCTGCTGACTGCGGGTTATGGCGGTCTCCCGCTGGTCCAGATCGGCCTCGCGCTTCGCGGTCTCCCGCCGGGCCGTCTCCTGCGACACATAGGCATCCTTGAGCTCGCCCAGCGTCACGGACCCACCGTCTCCGGTGGTCAGTGCCAGCTTATACACGTCTTCGGCCGACATGCCCAGCTTTTCCGCCGCCTCTTTGAGCGTGGCAGGTTTGCCAAGCGGCGCCTCGAGGCCCTCGCCCTCGCCCTCGTCGGCCGACACCGGCCCGGCCGCGTCGCCCGGTTCATCCGGGACACCGTCCGGCGCGGCCTCAGACGTCGGTGATGCCGTCTGCTCCGCCTCCGGCCCAATCGTATCCCGCTCGCCGTGCAGCAGCGCCGTTATCGCGCTCGCCCTCTCGCTGTCGTTCGACACCGTCAGCCGCGTTGCGGGCGAGCTGGACGAAGTATCGGGCTGCCTTGACCCGCTCCCGGACGACGCCGTCTGCCGTTCCGTCGCACCATCGCTGGAATCCATCCCGTTCGAGATCATCCGCCAGTTCCTCCATCGCCGGCAGCGCCGCCGCCAGCGCCGCCTTCTGCCGCTCGTTCATTGCGCATCCTTTCCCTTTCCAGTTCGATCACGCCCTGCCCGGCGATCCGCGCCTCTGCGATCTCCGCGTCCATGTCGGTCGAATAGTAATCGTGCCGAACCTTTTCGTCCGCTTGCCGCGCGTCTTCCGCCAGCTTCGCCTGCTCGAGCTGCATCTGCATCTGCACCAGCATCTCCGCGCGCTGCCGCTCCTGCTCCGCCGCCTGCCGCGCCGCCTGGACCGCCTCCTGCGCCGCCGGGCTCGCCGGATCGATGCCAAGCCGCTCCGGGTTGTCGACGCCCGCCACGCGCAGCCACGCCTGATGCGTCCGGTGCATCGTCTCGGCCGAGACAAGCACGCCGTCCATGCCGCTCTGCATCGCCTGCGCCTGCAGCTGAAGACTGGTCAACAGCGTCTGCTGCAGATGCCCGCGCTGCCCCGGTGTCATGCCCGTATTGACGTTCACGCGCGTGCGTTCCGGCCACTGGCGCGGATCGACCTCCGCGAACTGCCCGCGAATGCGCACCTGATACGGCCGCACCGCGTAACGCCGCATGTACTCATGCGTCAGCCGGTAGATGCCCCGGATCAGCGTTTCCGCCAGGTTCTTGCCCATCATCGAGGCCATGGCTTCCCGGTTGCCGATCTGCCGCTCGATGCCGTGCGCCGTCTCGCCCACGAGCTGCGCGTCGGCCGACGTCAGGTCGAGACTCGCGCCGCCGCGCTCCGAGCGCACCTTGTCCTCGTACTGCAACGCCGACAGGATGCCCGGCGTGACGTCCGGCGTCATCAGCGGCACCACCGCGGACGGGTCGCGCGCGCGTATCCCGCCGCCCGCGGTCGGGCGCAGGATGTCGTCCTCCGACGCCCGGCTCGGATCGTACACATAGCGGCCGTTGTTGATCGTCGCGATGTTGTCGAGGAACTGCCGCCGCAGCGCCGTCTTCGTGTCCTGCGTCGCCTTCAGATGATCGAACAGGCTCTCGCCCGTCAGCCTGTGCGGGCTCAGGAACGGCGAGCCCAGCGCGTAGGGGATCAGGTCCTGCGGCTCGTACTGCAGACACGTCCCGCCCTCGGCCACCAGACAATGATACCGCTCGCTCACGCCGTCGCCGTCAAGATCGATCAGCAGGTACGCCTCGTGACAGTCGATGAGCTCCTGATCGTGCGTCTGCGCGTCGTCGTCGCCCTGCGACCTGCCCAAACGAATGTCCGACGCGCGATTGTCGGCCGCGTCGTACGGCTGCAGGTCGTCCACCACCGACCGCGCCACGCCACGCTCCACGAGCTCCGAGCGCGTGTACCGGACCCGCTCTGCAAAGAACCGGATGTCCTGCAGCGCGCCGGTGTAGCCCGCCTGGTAACTGACGTTCTCGCTCGGCACTGCCGTCACCACGAAATCGCGGGTCGTCGTGCGCACCGTCAGCTCGTCGCCGTTCCGCTCCATCTCGACGCCCGGTGGCGCCTCGAGCACCATCAGCGCCACCACGTCGTCCGGAGCGCCCGTGACGTCCAGCTTTTCGACCCGAGTGCGCTCGTCCACCATCACCTTCATCACGCCGTTGCGCAGCAGCAGCGCGTCCTTCACCGCCTCCTGAATCTCGATGAATCCATTGTTGTCGTCCACGATCACCGCGTTGACGACGTCGCTCTCCATCTGCGCCTGCGGCTCGTCGTTCTCGCCCATCGGCTCGAACTGGACCACCGCGTCCGTCGAGATCATCGGCACCAGCATCGCCAGCACCGCGTTCGTCATGTCCGCCACGTCAGTCGAGATCACCTGACTGCGGTTCTTGCGCTCGTCGCCCCGCGGCAGCGCGAAATAGTACCTGAGCGCCGCGGCCCGGTTCGCCTGCATGGCGTCGCTGTTGCCGCCCTCGGCCTCGGCCAGCTCCCGCTCGATCACGCTGCCCAGCCATTCCTTCCGATCGCGCTCGCTTCGCAGTCGCCGCGTCCTCATGCGTAAATCCCCATGTCGCCCATGTCGCGCGGACCCCAATGGCCCGCATCCTGTGGCTCGCCTGTCGCAAGATACCGCATCGCGTCCGCGTAATGGCTCGACCAGTCATGCACCGGTGTCACCCGATGGACGCCCCGAACTTCGTCGTACTCGCTGCGATAGCTGCTCAGTGCCTCGCGCAGCGTCACCGTCTCCTGTGCGTCGAACACCGCGTGCCGCAGCAGCCGGCGCACCGCCTCGATGCCCTCCATGACGCTCTGGCGCGGCGCGATGACCGGATCGCAGCCCAGCGCGATGAAGACTTCCGTGCGCGTCTTGCCGCTGCCGATCTCGCGCACGCCCGCATCGTGTGGCAGCACCACGCGATCGGTCGGCCAAGGGAGGTCGCGCCAGCTGCGGACCATGTCCGGGATCGACGTGAACTGGTACGCCCGGCACCCGATGATCCGCTTTTCCGTGCCGGCCGGCTGCATCCAGATCACCGGCATCAGGTCGTTATGCCCGAGATCGAGCGCCGCAATCACCGGCAGCTCGGGATCGTAGCGCACGCTCGCCACCCGCCCCTGCGCCTCGATGTCCGCCAGCTCGCGCGCATAGAACGCCCCCGGCAACGCGGCATCCCAACTGCACTCGAGCTCCTGCGCGAACTCGGCTTCGCTCATGGTCCGCCGCATCCGCATGACCTCGCCCTCGGCGAGCACGTCGGTATCCCGATATGTAAGCACCGACGTCGACCACTCCGGGTCTCCGGCCTCGAGCGCGTGCCGGTGCAGCGTGTGGAGCAGGTTCATCCGGCCGTTCGGCGTGCCCATGAACGTCGCCCGGCCGCGCCGGTCCGCCAGCATCGGCGACAGGATCGTGGTCCAGGCGACGCCCGGTATGTGCGCCGTCTCGTCCAGCGCCAGATCGTCCGCATAGCGCCCGCGCAGACTGTCATAGCTCTCCGCGCCCAGCAGCTGCATCCGCGCGCCACCCGGCAGCTCCACGCGCAGCTCGCTTTCGTTGATCTCGAGCTGCAGCGGCGACACCCACCGCTTGAGATAATCCCAGGCGATCGCCTTCGCCTGCACCCGGTTCGGCGCAAGGTAATACGCCCGCCAGTCCTTCCGCCCAGTCGTCAGCGCCCGCGCGAGCTGCCGACCAAGCGTGTAATAGGTCTTGCCCGCCCGCCGGTGCCACACGCGCACCTCGAACCGCGTTTCCGTCCGGTACGCCGCCAGCTGGTGCCGGCGCAGCTTCAGCTCGAGCCTAGCCGCCATCGTGCCCGCTTCCGTCCTCGTCCATCCCGCCGATCGTGACCACGATCCGGCTGTCCGCGTGCGCCTTGTGCTCGACTGCCTTCAGCTTCGGATAGGCATAGGGCAGCAGCTGGAACGCCAGCTCGGTCTTTTCCGGATCGTCGTCGGCCGCTGCGTTGAACCGCTCCACGAGATGCTTGAGCGGATCGGCCCTCAGCCGCCGCATGATGTCCGCCGCACTCGGCTTGCGTCGTGCAGAACTCACCTATTCGCCTCCAAGCCCTTTGAACGTATCACAAACCGCTTTCGCCGAAATCCCGCTTGTGCGAGTCTTGCGCCGACGCTCGCCTGAGCGTCGACTCCCTCCCGGGAAACCGGCCGCGATGATCTCCCGCGGCCGGTTTTTTTTGTCCCCGAAGATCGAGCTTGCGTGCCGCCCGGGCGCAGAATTGCCGTTGCCCTACTACTCTTTCTTTTTCCTTACTTATAATGTGTGTCAGAAACTGGCACGAAAATGACCAGAAACTGGCACACCCCCCCATTTTTATCCACAGGTTATCCACAGGGTTATCCACAGGCCCAACCATCACCCATCCCGCCCGTTTTCCGGCTTGTTTTCAACGTTGTGCGCGTCCTTCTTCACGCCCGCATTCCCAGAGTTATCCACAGGCCGCCGCGCGCTCATGTGTACCACACGCGATCCGCTATGCACATCAATGCCTTGCGGCACGAACTTCAGGCTGATCACGCCACCCGCGCGGCCGATCAGCCCGGCGACCTCGAGGTCGTCCAGCGCCGCCTGAACAGTCGTCGCCGACACGTTCAGCACCGCCGCAACCTGCCGCACGGACACCTTCACGAACCGGTTCTGCGCCTCGTCGCGATGCGACACCGCCAAGTACAGCAGCACCAGCTTCGCCGCCGGCCGACGCAGGCCCGCCAGCCGCGGCACGAACGCCGACAGCGCCGCCGCACTCATGGCCCTACCGTGAAATACACTAGGGGAATGAGCCACGACGCCAGCCCGGCCAGAACCATCACGCACACCGCCCCCAGCACCGCGTTCAGCCACGAGTCGTCATCCGAACGGCGGCGGCGGCGACTGTCAGGACCGCGTCGCATCGACATAATCCACTGGCCCGAACCCCGGCCGGCCATGCAGCGGCACCGTGCGGACCGGCACGCCCCAGCCGCGCAGCGCGTCGTCGACGTCCGCGATCGACCGCGCCACCGCCACCTTGAACCCCGCGCCCTCGAGCAACATATGCGCCTGCGCCTGCGCCCGCGACACGCGCCCGGACCCGGCTTTCAGCTCGATGAAGAACGCCCGGCCCTCGTGCAGGATGATCAGGTCGGGAAACCCCGCCAGCACCCCATGCGACGCCAGCTGCGCCTGCGCGCGCCACCCCCGCTTGCCCTCGTTCGGGCTGTGATGGACCACCGCACCCAGCGGCAGCGCCACGCACAACCACTCGTACACGGCCGCGTGCAGCTGGTCCTCGCGCGTCCCCGGCACCCGTGCCTGCTCCACCCGCGTCATCATTCCGCGGCCTCGTTCGGCGGGATGTAAACCCAATCGTCGGCCGGGACGTCCGAGAACATCTCGGCCGTGTCCGTGCAACGCTCAGGCTCGCCCGGTTCGACCCGCGATCGCGCCAGGTAGGCCTCGAGGTCGTCGAGGTCGTACCAGACCGTCTTTACGCCGACCTTCACATAGGGCGGCCCGATCCCCTTCTTGCGCCAGCTGCGCAGCGTCGCGGGCGCTACCCCCAGCACCGCCGCCACCGCGGCCGTACTCAAACGCCCCGACGACCCCGCAAACGGCCGCGACGCTGCGTCACTTGGATAACCCATGGTTCAACTCTCCCCTGCAACCGCCTCCCGCAAAACGACAATCCGCACTAACTGCGGCTTAGTTCACCGTGCGGACGTCACGTCGCGAACAGATTACACTTCCGCCCGCGCAACGCAACCACTATCTTCATTCCATCACTAGTCCAACACGCGAGAACGTTAGTGGAACATACATGGGAACTGATAGACGAGTACCGCGCGGTCCTCAAGCCGCACCGCAACTGGTCGCGCTCGAAGGACTATTGGCTGCAATGCCTGGAAACCGATCTCGGCACGATCCGCGTCGCCGAGCTGGTCTCCGAGACGCTGACGCGCTGGGCGATCGGCTCGAACCGCTCGCAGCTCTGCAAGCGGTACATGCTGCACACCTTCGCCCACGTCCTCGAAGCCGGCCGGCAGCTCTTTCGACTGTCCGTCCATCCCGACGCCGCGCGCGACACGATCAAGCGCCTCGAGTTCATGGGGCTCATGCCGCGCGCCCGGTGCCGCGTCCGCCGCGTCGACGATGCCGCGCTGCAGGCCCTCACAAGCGCCTGGACGGGCGTGATGCCCGCGGACGTGGTCGTGGCCCTGATCGACACGCCCATGCGCTCAGGCGAGCTCGTGGCGCTGCGCTGGGCCGACGTCGATCTCGCCGGGCGGACCGCCACGATCCGCGACCGCAAGCACCCGTTCGCCAAACACGGAAACGATCAGCGCATCCCGCTGCTCGGCCGCACCGCCGCGATCGTCGCCGCGCGCCCGCGAACCCATGAGCGGCCGTTTCCCTGGTCCCAGAAACATCTCGGCGACAGCTTCCGCTGCAATGTCCGCCGCGCCGGCCTCGATGATCTGCGCCTGCACGATCTGCGCCACGAAGGCATCAGCCGCCTGTTCGACGCGGGCTGGACCATTCCCCAGGTCGCGGCCGTCTCCGGCCACCGCTCATGGGCGCAGCTCAAACGCTACACCCATCCCGACCCCGAAACCCTCCA